AGTATATGGTGGAAGATATTAAGAACGGGAACATAAAGTTTCAGTTCAATGATGTGAATAAATGGATACATGATGAACTTGAAAAGGATATTACTTGTATTGCGAGAAAGTTTAGAGTATGGGATTTGAAAGATTATGCGAATCCTAATCAGATACAAGCACAGATATCTGCAAAGTATGGTCCTGGTACGCATACACTCATACCAAATAAGTATGTGGGAGTCGGGAAATCGATTAGATATTGTACAGAAGAAGAGTTCAGAACCGAAGGATTGTCGTTGCATGCGGTAATACTCAACAAGGTGTATAATGAATTGAAAGCCTTCATGAATTATATGCCGAAACCTGATTCAGTTAATAATAAAAATAAACAGCAGGAGCTATTAAGATGGACAAATATAACATTGTAATAGATACACGGGAGCAGTTGCCGTTATGGAAAAAGGGTATAATAAAAAAACTCGATGTGGGAGATTATTCAATAGAAGGCCATGAAGATAAGATTGCCATTGAAAGAAAGTCGCCAGGAGACCTTTATGGTACATTACTGTCAGGACATAAACGATTCAAAAAAGAACTCGCCAGAGCAGAATCATATAACTATTTCGCTATCGTGATTGAATGTTCATATTCATCGTTCCTTAACAAAGAGTTCGAAGGGTCGTTCTATTGTAAGAAACCGTCATATATCCTGACATCGATACTGTTCACTCTTCATATGAAATACGGTATCAACATCTTTTTCAGTAACGGCAGGACCGAAACAAAGAGAATAATAAAAGAGTTATTCAATGCTTATAATAAAATATATATAAAATGATATATATATTATAATATATACCCTTTTTAAATGATTATTTATTTATATGATTAAGAATAAATATATTTAAATATATCACTTAAATAATTAAATAAATAATGAATCATTAAAAAATTTAACGGAGGAAATGAAAATGGCAGAAAGTCAAAGTAGATATGGTATTATGGAGCAACTTAATAACCGTAAGATAAATGAGAAAGAGAAGCTTACAAATATAGAGAAAGAAGTAGATACATACGTTTATGAATCTGAGAAAAAGATTACAGAAGTTAAGAGACAAGTAGAAGATAAGACAGCAAATTATAAACGTGTGCATGCAGACTGGAAAAGAGAAAAACAGGTTCAGTTGAAATTACTAACGCAAGATTTCAATAGACAGAAAATACAGATAGAAACTGATATTGCGGAAGCTGAAAAAGGTTATGAAGCTGAGTTTCAAGATTGGAAAAAGAAACAAGTTGCAGCTCTTAATGAAGCTGATACTGACCTTAAAAGATACCAAGAAACATCAAAGAAAAAAATTGATGCTAAAGTAGCAACAATTACAGAAATCGATAGAGGTATTAATGACTTGAAAGAAGTGAGCAAAGAACAGTAATTTTTTTATTTTTTTAATTATGCCCCTGGAGCAGCATGAAAAACAAGAATGCCATGTGCAGCTGTTTTCAATATTATTTAACCGACCTTCGGAAGTCTGAGACTTCCAACCTTTATGGTGTAATTTGGTATCACCATAGTATGTCGAACTATGAATGCCAGTTCGAATCTGGCTGAAGGAAGCTTGTCGGTTAGCTTTGAAAACAAAATGTATATGTGACGTAAAACTCATATATGTTTGGTGTTGAAACTGAAGAGATTCAGACGGGGGCACCATGTTTAGAGTTGGTTCGATTCCAACTCTAGACCTTTTAACAAAATGGAATACGAAATACAAGAAATAAATATTGACCTAATAACTGAGCTTAAAGCTCAAGGCAGACATTGGGATGCAAACAATCTATTACAAGCATTTCAAGAAGATGTTAAGAAAAATAAGCATCAACTTTCTGTTGAATTATTAAGACAAGATAAAAATATCAAACATTGTTTTGGAGTTTGTAAAGCAAGTGGATGTAATAAAAAACGTTTAAAGGGAAAAACACTATGTACATATCATTTACAATTACACAATAGGCGAAATAAAGAAGGAGAACCAAAATATATAGTTAATAAAACATTACAAAAAAATAAATGTGTCTTATCTAATGGTCCATACCCAGGACACAGATTAAATTATTATATATCAGTATCACCTGATGGTGAAATTCATGAAAGTGTTGGAGGAATGTAAAATGGAAGAAGACGAAAGAAAAACAGCAATAACAGTATCATGTTCAATTAAATATATTAAGAAAATGAGAGAGTTGGGGTTGTCGCCATCAAAGATATTTGATGCTGGATTAGAAGCTAAAGGGGTGAAAGATGATATATGAAATAATATCTATAGTGTCATTTATTATTGGAATAGTAGGTGGTATGATTATCATGGGATATTTGATGGAAGTAAAACAATTAAAGTATTTAGAGAAATTACAGAATGAATATACTATAATTGATAATGAAACAAAAATACCAGTAAGGATAATATGAGGTGAATCAGATGGAAAGCTATAAAGGAGATATGAGATTGGGTAAACAATACAAATGGGAAGACATTGAAGTAAATGAAGTTTTTGCTATTGAAGGGTGTTGGACCGTTTTATGTAAAACAAGCTCAATGTCTGCAATGTTTTTAGCTACAGATTGGAATCATTCTGGTTATTGTGATAGTATGGAACATAGGGATGCAGATGTAGGAAAGAAGCTACTTATTAGTATAGACAGAGGAGAGTTTATACCAAAAAAGTCTCCTTTTTATCCACTCTATGCTATATATCCACACGCCTTTTACAGATTACCTGAAGAAGTTCAAGCACATTGGAGGACAGAATAAATGGGAACGAAGGACCTTATTCCGCTCAATACACGGTCAATTGCAGAGCAACGAGCAATTCAAAGCAAGGGAGGAAAGACAGTAACAGACAAGCAAAGATATAAAGCAAAGCTTATTGCAATCAAGAAACGAGTAAAGAAAGGACAGCTTAGAACATTAGATGCTGATTGGTTATTAACAAGAGTAGAGAATAATAAAGATATGGGTCTTGATATAATGGATTGGATTGACCAGATACGAAAAGAGACTGATATTAATAAGCAGACAGGATTGCTGGCTGTATATAATCAGATTTATAAATCTATTCATGGTCAGAAGATACAATTAGATGTCAAGGTCCATCATGTGATAGAAGACATTGATGTTTTCTTTGATAAGAAGGCAAAGGTTATTGATGTTGAAGCTGTTGAGGTAAATGAAGGAGGGAATGAGAATGAGTGAAGGAACAATAGCTGGTATAGGAGCAGTATTAATTGTATGTGCTGTTGTAGTATTAGGTATGGTGTGGATATATTCAGATTCGCATGAGTCTATTAATGTTTATGCTTTGGATAATGTTTGTCGGCATTATACAGGGAATGAGACAGCGGTATATTATGAAGAGTTTGGTCATCAAGATAGTTTTGTTTGTGAATCAGGAAACATGCTTTATATTATAGGTGGTGGTAAGTGACCAATAAACTATGTCCTTATAGGAAACAATGCGACCAGTATGATGGTGGCAGGACGTGTATCATGAAGATAGATTGTGGGCTTAGAGATAATTTTAAACAAGACGATGAAGAGCTTGAATGGCCAGAGGAGGAATGAGAAATGACTGAATTTGAAACATTTATAATTTCTGATGGAAGAAACAGTATAGAAGGTTTTATTGGAGAGATTAAATTGAAAAAGAAAGTTGTAGACATGCTTAAACAGACAAGTTTAACTCTATCTGCAGCTATTAATGGGAAGAAAGAGATTGTTGGTTTGTTTTTAAGTCCAATTCCTATTCGTAAGGAGGAATGATGAAATTAATTAACTTCACAGCAGTTGAGATACTGCCTGCATTATTGGATAAGAGCAAGACACAGACTATCAGGAAAGCATGGGGGGATAAACTGACTTGTTTTTGGTGTCAAAAGAAATTCAAAGATTTGATTAAGCATACAAAAAAACAACATCCTAAACTTAATGCAAGAAGTTATGATACATTAGAAAGACCTGCCAAGTTCAAGGTAGGAGAGAAAGTACAGATAATGTGGACAGGTGATATGACTTATTTAAATAAACTTATGTCTTGTCCAAGAGAATATATTGTTGGGGATTTAAAGAAGTTTTCTTTTGGCACTGTAGAGATAACAGAAGTGTTCCAGATTGAGATGAATAAGATTACTGAGTTCTGTGAAGATAAATTCTTTATTAGAGGAAAACATATAGATTCAAAAGCATTAGCAAAGAAAGATGGCTTCAAATCAGCAGAAGAAATGTTCAAGTGGTTTGATAAGAAATATGATTTAAGCACACCCAAGAAATTCTGGGTGTATAGATGGAAGTGGATATGAAGAGGTGAAAAATGAAAATAACAAAATCTAAAACAGTTAGAGCAGGTGACCTTATTTCATTGAAGAACAATAAAATCTGTAAAGTAAGAAAGAACACTAAGAAAGGACCAGATGGTATTTACTTTTCTCCTGCTGCTGAAACAAGATTAGATATGAATGGAAAGATTCAGAAGGTTTATATTCCTGAACATATTAAGTTGGAAGGAATGGTAATATTGAGAATATAGGAGGGAACAAAGAATGGCAAAAACAAAACCAGTAGGCATGAAGCTTCAACTTGGGACTGCGATATTAGAAACATTGTTTGCAATACCAGTTATAGGAGCAGTAATCATTGTCGGTGGATATTGGATTCCAATGTTAATAGGGCTTGTTGCTCATATAGTAACATTGGTATTAACAACACAGACAGGTGGTAGAAAGTTAGGTCCTATAATGGGAATAGTAGCATGCACAATAGGAATCATTCCATTTATAGGATGGGTCTTACATGTATTAGCAGCTATCTTCAATTGGATAGGAGCATTTAAAGAGGAGTGAAAACTCCTTTATTTTTTTCACCACGAAACAGCACTAAACAAATATGAACGGAGGAAAGAATGGTACATAATTGGATAAATGAGAATAAGAAGTATGGATTTTATATGCTTGGTTTTTTTGATAAAAAAAGAAAGTCTGGTATATCATTTCAGATAGAAAAACCCTTTGAAATTGATAATATCGCTGGTGAAGTATCTGCAAGGTGTTTTCATAGTTATCCTCGAAATATGTTTCCAAAAGAATGGTTCTTTATTGAAGGATATAGAACTAAGGAAGTTAATACAAATAAAGAATTACAAGAGCTTATTGATGAGATTTGGGAAGAATGGTGTAAAAAGCATAATAGAAAATATAAACCAATATTTAAGATGCAGAGTTGTACGGATAGGTGAAGCAAATGAAAAAGATATATATGGTTAATACAGAAGGATATTGCACTCAAGAGAAGTTATATTGGGATTTTATTAAGTCTATGAATCTTGATAAAGAGTATAAGTTATGGCATACTGCTATTGTTGAGAAAAGTATTGAAGTACATGATTGAATGAAACAACGCACGGAGAATGAAGATGGAAAGGAAAAGAAAAGAAAATTTAAGAACTGTAATTGTTCAGATGAAGAACATGAAAGACTTAGTAGACTTTCACCAGAAGAACAAGAAATAGAATCAATTTCAAGAGGATGTGAATTAATAGAAGATGATGATGATTGAGAAAGAACTTACACAAAATGACAGATAAATGAAGGTGGAATGAAGTGGATAAAAAGGAAATAATAATTAATGAAGGAAGTGTAAAAGGACATTTGTTTAAATGTATAGAATGTAACATTAATTTTACAAGTGCAAAGAATAAAATATGCCCTTTGTGTGAAGCAAGGATAAAAGGGGATAAAAAAGCTATTAAGGAATGGAAAAAAATACTTGCATAGTTTGATGGATGGATAAATGAACGGAGGAAATAAAATGGGGAGTGATAGTTTATAAAGGACACAAAAGATACCCTTTATAAATGAAATAAAAAAATTTAAATACCATCAATAAAAATATAGATAAATTGAGGCATTTTTGCCCAGATTAGTAAAAAAATAGCAAATGGTGAATAACTATGAGCATGAAAAAGATACTCACGACTGCAGCGTGTGTGTTAATTCTAGTTCTAACTTTATTCTGTGTGGGATGTAATCCTAAGTATACAGATGAATCGGTTAGTACTTTAATTAATGATAACGTTGCGGAAGTAGTAGCAGAAAATGATGTTGTAGTTGCCAACCTGAATACTAATATAGCGGACCTTAATGGTAAGCTTGAAGATGCAGGAACATCTCTTGAAGACGCACAGGCAATAGCAACACAAGCAATAGCTGATTTAGAATCAGCTAAGGACACAGAGATAGATACCTTAAATAGCAAGTTATCTGAACTGGAGGCTGCACTTTTAGCAATAGAAGATGAGGCTAAAGCAACTGAAGCGAAGTTGGAATTAGAATACACCAAGGATGAACTTAATTTAGATAATGCATATAACTATGTGATATCTGATAGAGACTTAAAAAGTTTGTTTGATGGTGAGATAGATTTCGACGATGACGACTATGACGCAGAAGAAGTTATTGAGGCAACAGCAACCGTTACAATAAACGAAGCAGATTATGAAGATAATGTATACATGACCCTTGCAGAAGGCGATATATCTTACAGATTAATCTTTGAGAATGACCTTGATACAAGCAAGATTGACCTTGACGAAACTCTTGAATTTAGTTTTTTAGGAGAAACAGTTGAAGTAATCGATTGGGACAATGATAAAATAACCTTTTTCAAAGGCACAGAATATCTTATCTACGAAGGCGAGACAATCGTTGTTGATGATAAGACTGTAACAGTTGAAGCAATAGGTGAAGAAAAAATCTTTGTTAAAGTTACTTGCGATGGCGTTTCAGAAAGTTCAATGATTGAGCAAGACGAGACAGATGAACTTTGCGACATAGAAATCAGAGCAAAAGACGTTTTCAGCGATGAAGACATTACAGATTTTGTTACTATAGAGATTGGTAACGATGTCAATAATGAAGTTGAAGACGGTGATGAATACGAAGAAGATTCAATTTGGGAATGGTCAATAGATGCAAATTCAATAGGCTTAGTATTAGCTGAAGATTTTGATGAAGTTGATGAAGACGAAGATTACCAAGCTATAACAGCAGGTGATTCAGTATGTCTACCAAATGATTATGTTTGTGTAAGATTTGATGGTGTATCAGAAGAAGATTCAGAGGATTATTTCTTTGAGGAAGACAACGATTATGCAATTGAATTAACAGGCGAAATCATAAGCGGATTGAATGATTACGATAGAGTATTCATTGATGGTACAGGTTTTTACGACGAAGACGATGACCTTATAGATGCAGCTTCAGTAACATTAGGCGATAGTGGATTAGTTCTTAATATTGTAGGCAGTGGATTAACTGTTGGTGATATAAAGATTAATGCAGCATTATCTGATGTTGAGGTAGACGGTGTTTCAATAGCAAACGAGGATGATAACTTCATCACAGCGTATGGTATTGTAATCGAAAACCCTGAAGACAGTCTTGAGGACAACGAAGTAAGTCTGATAGTACCAGAAGAAGCTTTGGAAGCAAGTATAACTTTTGTTGGATTGGCATAAGCTTTTCCTTTTTTTATTTTTTTTAATTTTTATTATACAGCTATAATGAGGCCAGGACACAGGTTCGATTCCTGTCGGCTCCTAGAGCTGTAGTGTAGTGGTTATCATCTGGCCGCGCTTTTTAAAGGTGATATAAATGACAGATAAACCGACTAAGAATTGTTTTAAGTGTAGAAAAATATGTTATGGATATTTATGCAACGTTTGTAGTCGGTAGCTCGCATGGTTCAAGAGGTAGTATAGGAAGAGCAATATCACGAAGAAAGAAAAAAATTATTTAAACTACAAGTTAGTAACTTGGATAACGTCATTGGGCAGACTGTAGAAGGTATTAACTATACCAGCCCTTATTTAAATTCGAGGAATCTCATCCTCGACACAGTTTACCTTCGCCCTGTATGGTTTTTTACATTTCCAGCACCTCATAAATCAAAAGAATGGAAATGTTTTTTACGTGCAGGGCACCCTTTTTAAAATAATAGTTAAGTCATCACTTGACAAGATTGCCAGGTACGGTATTTAGGTTGAGGCGAGGTTAAACTCCCTCAACCTTTTATTTAAAATGGAAGTAGAATATAGAGGATGTGTGTTAAATCAAGACAAGCTATTTCAGAGAATAGGCTATCAACCACATCCTACACAAAAAGTTATACATGATTCTAATGCAAGATTTAAATTTCTTGCTTGTGGCAGAAGATGGGGTAAGAGCCTAGGAGCTGCGCATGAAATAATTAAAGCTGCTATGGTTCCAAACCAGATGTTATGGGTTGTTGCTCCTACATATGAACTGTCTAAAAAAGTCTTCAGAGAAATCTATAAGGTTTTTACAAGAAAGTTTCCATATTGGATAGAGACTAAAAGCGAATCTAGGTTGCATATTAAACTTCTTAATGGCACTGAGATTGTAGGCAAATCAGCAGATAATCCAGATTCTTTGATAGGAGAAGGTGTTACTGGTATGGTCATTGATGAAGCTGCTCGTATTAAGAAATCAGTATGGGAAGAATGTCTTAGACCTACATTATCTGATAAACTTGGTTGGTGCATAGCGATTTCAACACCACGTGGTAGGAATTGGTTCTTTGAAGGATATTTAAGAGGACAAGACCCTTTAGTAAAGAATTATGCATCATGGTCATTCAAATCTATTGATAATCCATATTTCCCTGACGAAGAGGAAGAAGAGGCAAGAAGAACAACAACACAACGTGCATTTGAACAGGAATATCTAGCAAAATTCCTTACAGATGCAGGTGGAGTCTTTAGAGGTGTAAGAAAATGTATTAAAGAAGAGTTTAGAGACACCGAGGGCTCACTTAGGTATGTTATAGGCGTGGATTTAGCAAAATATACGGATTACACAGTCATAATAGTTATTGACCTTAGAGATAACCAGGTTGTGTTCTTTGATAGGTTTAATCAGATAGATTGGAGTTTACAGAAGAAACGTATCATAGAAGTAGCTAGAACTTATAACAATGCACAAATTGAGATTGATGCTACTGGTATTGGTGATGCTATCTTAGAAGACCTTAGAGCAGAAGGACTTAATATTGCTGGCCATGTATTTAATAATAAGAGCAAAAACGACCTTATTGATAATCTTTCAATCATGATAGAAAAGCAAGAAGTTCATTATCCTGATATACCAGATTTAATAAATGAACTGCAGATATATGAATATGAAATAACAAAAGCTGGTAATACAAAACTGAATGCTCCAGAGGGATATCATGACGATTGTGTTATTGCATTGGCTCTTGCTTGTTCTAATCTTGCTAGTTTTAAAACCAATACTAGCTTCGCAATAGCATAATTATATAATTAACATAAAAAGATTTAAATATAAGTAAAAATATATTTTTCTATAATTCATTTTTGCAATCATGAGAATTCCATTCACCGAAAAGTTAGATAATTCAATCAGTATAGGAATTGGCGGAGTGCCAACTAATTATAAAGAGGCATCTAAAGGTAAGGTTCCAAAGAATACTGTAAAATTTCCTTCTGAGTTAGGCGAAGCACATTTATTTGATTTAGCTATTGCCGATGATTTGTATAAGAATTTCGGTTTAGTTACAGCAGTAATCGATAAATATGTAGATTTTATCATAGGTCCTGGTCATTTTATTAAAATTGATGAGAATGATGAATTAGCAAAAAAGGCTAAAGTTATTCTAGATGATTGGGAGAATGATATTGGAGCTGATAGTTTGTTAAGAGCATGGACTAAAGAAGCTCTTAAAAAAGGTCAAGGTTATATGGAAATTGCTGGCATAGGCGGTGGCATAGAACGTGCAAAGATTCTTGATGCAAAGTATATGTATAAAAAGATTAATGACGAAGGCGAAGTTGAAGAATATAATCAATATGCAGGAGCTTTTGACAAAATAGATAAAACTAAGATTATTCCAATTGAACCAGAAGATATTGCAGAGATTTCTTTTAATAAGACAGGCAATGATGCATATGGCATAGGTATTATATATCCAACAGTAAAAATAATTGATAGTTTTTTAGGAAACAGAAAAGAACGTGATATATTGCTTAAACGAAAAGCTAATTCTCCATATCATGTTAAATTAGGTAATGCTGAGAAAAGGATATTACCAAAAGATTCAGATGTAGAAGCATTTGGACAAAAATTAGAATGGCTTAATAATAAGCATGAATGGGTAACAGGACCCGATGTTGAAATAAAATCAATAGATTTTGGTAATCTTGGCGATAAATTTAATGCGTCAATAGAAAGTGATGAAGAGCTTTTATTCTATTCATATCAAGTTCCAGCAGTCTTAATGGGTAAGGGCAGTATTCCTGAAGGATTGGCTAAGGTTCAATTAAGAGCTTTCCAAATGAGAATAAACAGTTTCCAGGAAGAGATAAAAAAGGTTATGGAAACTCAAATATATAAAAGGATTCTTGAATCTCATGGATTTTCAGCTAAAGTAGAAGTTGTTTGGGGAATGCCAGATGATAGTGAGACTAACGACAGGATAGACAGGATAAAAGAAATAATGAAATCTCCTACAATTTCTATGACTGCTGCTGAGATGTTAGAAGCAGAAACTATGAAGTTATTAGAAATTGATATGGATGAATATAATAAAAGATTAGATGAAGAGAAAAAGAAAGATGAAGAAGAACGAAAAAAGATAGAAGCTCAAATGAATCAAATTGAAACAGAGGATGAGGAAGAAAAACTTAATCCTGAACGTGAGAAAGAAGAAACTGCGTCATTACCGAAAGTTCCAGGAGAAGAACGAGAACATTTGCATGAAGCATGTGATTTTAGTATATGTAATGAAGGAGCAGATTTTGATAAAGATTATAGTTTAAAAGAATGGTTAGGATTTGATTATCAATCTTTAAAAGATAATATAAAAAATGTTATTTCTACAGATAGATTTAAATTTTTACGAGCAATAACTAAGCAAGACCAGATGTTAGGATTGTTACGGGAAACCCAGATTAATAAACTTAGAGGAGTTCTACATGAAGCGTTTGATAAAGGAAAAAGTGTAAGATGGATAGAAGGTCAGATTAAGAATAAGGTTAAACCAGGAAGCAGATACAGAATAGCAAATAATGGTAAGGTAGTTAAATCTGTTAGTGATAGATTACGACCGATATTGATAGCAAGGACAGAAACAACGAGGGTGGCATCAGAAGGAACTCTTAATAGTTATAAAGAGAAAGATGTAGAAAAAGTAAGATGGTTATCAAGTGGTGGTGAGAGAACATGTCCTGAGTGTGATGATATGAATGGTCAGATTATGACTTTAGATGAAGCAAGTGGTATGATACCATTACATGCAATGTGCAGATGTTTTATTGATTTCCAAACACCTGTTTATACAAGCAAAGGATGGGAACAAATAGGAAAAATAAAAAAAGGAGATTTAGTATTAACTCATAGAGGAAAATTTAAATTAGTAACAGATATAATGCCAAGAATAAGATATCACGATAAAATAATTTCAATAGAAACAGAAAAATATAATATGGTAAAAGGTGCAAAAAGGAAAGGTATAAAATTATCTACTACTCCAGAGCATTCACATTATATACAAGGGAAAGGATGGGTAAGAGCAGATAAGATTGAAATAGGTGATAATTTGGTTGTTCTTGGAAAGAAATGTATTGAATGTGGAAATTTATTTCCTCATATGGTTCATTATGAAAATAGTAATTTTTGTTCAAGTAAGTGTGCAAATAGATATACAGCAAATATTCAATTTAAAGATAAATATCAGCATGAAATAAGAAGTATTAAAGCTACTCAACAAATGCAACGAGAATATGCTGATGGAACAAGAGATAGGTTTGAAATTGTAAAAAAAGCACAAGAAAAAAGTAAAGAATTATGGGATGAAGGTATTCATCCATTGATAGATTGGCATAAAAGTAATGATATTTGGAATAAAGGTAAAACTAAATATGATAATGAAAGTTTAGCTAAATTATCAAATGATAGAATTGGTAAAGGAAATCCTATGCATAAATCAAAGCATGATAAAGAATATTGGGAAAAAGTTTCACAAAGACAAAAACAATATTGGAGAGAGAATCCAGAGAAACATCCTAATCGAAAAATGCCAAATGTATCAATTCCTCAACGTAAGATGTTTGAACATTTAAAATTATATTATCCAGATGCTGAATTAGAATATTCTGTAAAAACTAATAAATCTGTTAGATTTATAGATGTTGCAATACCATCATTAAAGATAGGATGTGAATATGATGGTGAATATTGGCATAAAAATAGAGAAAAAGAAGATTTGCAACGAGATAAAGAATTAGCAGAAGTAGGATGGACTATATTACATTTCAATAAAAAAAATATTGAAAACAATTTAAAAGAATTTTGTTTAGTTGAAAAAAATCATACAAATCAATATGAGTTTATGACAATGAAAATTAAAAAAACAAATGAATGGTATCCAAAAAGAGGAAAAACATTATATAATTTTAGTGTAGCAGATGATGAAAGTTATATTGTAAAAGGCGCGGTTACTCATAATTGCACGTGGACACCAATTACAGAGTTGAGTAAACTATGAAAATAACACAAACAATACCAGATGCTTGGTTAGAAATACGATGTGATGATGTATGGTCATTTTAGGTCAAGAACCTTTAGGAAAACCTAAATGTGCAAGCCCTGGTTGTGAAAATGATGCACTTATCATGATAGGAAAGAATTTTTATTGTGGTGAATGTACAGTATTATTTAATGATGCAAGAGATAAAGCATTAGAAGAGGAAATGAAGAATGCCCGTAAAAATTTGCCCACGATGTAATCAGAGAATAGTGGTTGATGCTAATAATAGTGATGTTGTCCATGAATGTAATAGTGGTAATGATACACTTGACCAAGAAGATGTTTTAGTTATTGGAAATTGGACAGATTATACAGGAAGTGGCGTTTCAAAATCAAAATTGATGCATGCAGGATTAGGTAATAAGGCATTTGGAACAAGAGCAGGCATTCAAGGCGAAATTATAAAGGATAGAACTGACCGAGGCAATCCAAAAGATATATATCGGTCCAGGCAACATTTAGAATTTATAGAATTTGAAAATGGAAAATAAAAAAGAAGCAGTTGAAGTAACAGTAAATGAGTTACCTGATAATAAACCCCTTATTAACGAGATTATAGTAGAACTCAATACATTAGAAAGCACAACTGCAGATACAGCAACTCCATTCATCAACGGTATTTTAGATGCTGGAATAATATCTAGCAATCAAGAGGTTCATATCACAATAGGTTTAATAGACCAGCCTGATATAATAATATATGAAAAAGAAGATTTTAAAGGAACATATTATTTACCTTTCAGAATATCAAGCGTGAGCCATTCTGGAAACGAGTTCAATTTTGGTCCAGCATCATGGTGTTTGAACAATGCGTTGTTTGTTTCTATAATTGGCAGAAAAAATACAAATGTTAAGATTAAATTAAGATATAGGTGATAAAAAATGACATTTCCAACAGTATTAAAAGACAGAGAATATGCAAAGTTCGTATCAGTAGGAGTAAACGGTTCAGTAGCAATGTTAACTCAATCTGTAGATATAAAATCAGTAACATTAACAAACACATTTACAGCAGAAACGAGTGGTATTGCAGCATTTTCATCAGTCCCAATCAACGGTGAGATTTTACAAGTAGAAAAATCAGCATTCTGGCAAGGTGGAAGTTTAGCATTAGTTCCATCAGGATTAACAGGTCAAGAGGTTTGGAGAGTAAATGCATCAAGCGGAGCTGCAACTACAATATCATATCCAGCACATTTTAATCAAAGCACAACAGGTAGTATAGCAGGAGCGAGTAATGTTCCGTTCATAATAAACGATGTATTGAAATTAACAACTGGAAGTACAGCGAGTGGAGCATCACAGACTTTATCAGTAGTAGTAAAATACAGGTGATAATGCATGTCAGAACAAATCATGTCTGCATCAGGAGTACAATATGGTTTAATCATAAATTCTGATGGTTCTTTGAATATAAGTGGTACTGTCACAAGTAATATAGTTGGCAGTATCGTTATTGGCAGCGTAAGTTTAAATGTCGATACCACATATATCCAATCTGGCGCAGCATTGTTTGGTTACAATAATAACGAGATTATTAGAAAAGCATCAGGCAGTCCAGCAATAAATTATGTTTTCGGTGCTAAAGCAGAAGCTTTTATGATAGATAATTTAGGTAGTAGCCCTGTATATTATGCTTTAGATGCTACTGCAGACCCTTCATCGTCTGGCACAGGTTATTTAAGTGAGTATTCTTTCAGAAGCTTTGATGCACAAGTAGGAAGTGTTAGCATACAAGGCAGTGGAACCACAACTCCATCTGTCCAAGTGGTGAGGATAAATTAATGGCTAAGTTAGGCGGTGGAATAGGTGGAATAGGATTTCTCGATGGTCGTTACTATGTAAGAGAAAAATTAAATTCTGTAACTTCTCCATCTGGTGCATCATTAATAGGCATTGAAGATTCAGAAGCATATTTTACTGGAACTGAGGTTGAGACTGCTTTACAAGAAGTTGGTGATAAGTTTGATGCCATGAATGAGCCAACTGGGTTTCCTAATCGTAATGATAGTGTTATTACTTGGAGTGATAGTGGTCCAAATTATACACTTTCTATTGCACCTGATAGTACTAGTTTTTCTTTTTATCAAGATGGTTTAAAGTATACTAAATCAAGTACAGAGACACATCAAATTAGTGGAGCAGAAGGAATACATTATATTTATTATGATAATGGGAATCTTACAAGCACTGCTAATCCTACATTTGCAGAACAATTTGTTATTGTTACTATGAAAGTGTTAGTATCAATTGTTTACTGGGATGCAGCTAATAGTGAGGGAATTTATGTTGGTGAAGAAAGACACGGTATCACAATGGATGGAGATACTCATGCTAACTTACACTTTAGTGTCGGTCTTAAATGGTATACTGGAATAGCTTTAAATACTATTGATGCGGACCAAAATGGGTCTCTTAATGCTCACGCCCAATTTGGTGTAGATACTGGTAGTGTGGCTGATGAAGACCTTGGAATAATAACCGATGCAGTTACTTCAACGACCGGATTTCCTGTTTATTGGAGAAGTGGAGGAGATGGTGATTGGCGTAAAAATACAAATTCTGGGTATTCATTTTTAATAAGTGGAACAAGACCTAATTGGAATCAATTTATTGGTGATTCTTGGCAACAAACAGAAACAGGTGATAAAGATTTTATGTTAGTTCACGTTTTTGCTACTACTGAAAAGGATAATCCAATAATTGCTATTATGGGTCAAGCAGTATATGAAAAAAAGAAACAAGCAAGAGAGGGTGCAACTACAGAAGTTGGAAACTTATTACTTGGTAATTTGCCAGGACCAGAGATAACTCCTATTGCCTCAGTAATATTTGAATGTAAAGATAGTTATACTAATGATGTTAATGCAAGGATTGTAACTACTGACGAAGGTGAAGATTATGTTGATTGGAGGGAGTCTAATATTACTCGGACTGCAGCAGGCGGAGACCACGGTAGTCTTGGCGGGTTATCTGATGATGACCATAATCAATATCTATTGATAGATGGCACAAGGGCTATGACCGGCGATTTGGCTATGGGTGGCAATAGTATTACTGGTGTTACTAATTTATTTTTAACAGGTAATATTGAAGCAGATGGTTATATTGATGCTAAAGGTGGTATTTTAACAAATGGTCTTGCTTCTGATGCTGATATTTACACAACAGGAGTAGGAGATGATTTATGGTTAGGAACAGTTACACAAGGAAACTCCTTATTTCGAGCTTACGCAAATGGAAATCTTATTGCTGAAGGAATTACATCATTAGGCTCAGCAGCTCAATTAGAAGTAGATGCTGACGGTAATTTAACAACAATAGGAACAGCATTCTTAGGATTAATTGACTTAGGTACAAATACTATTGATGATGGAAGTTTAGTTGGTAATTGGGCAGTGACAGGAAATATTACTCCAGAAGCAGACGGTACAAGAGATTTAGGAACTCAAACAACTTATCAATGGGCTAATATATGGACCGATTTAATTAATGGTGGAACACTATCAGGTAATAATTCTGGTGATGATGTTAATAGCTATTTATTAGATACAACAGATACTTTTACTGGAACACTAACTATAACAGGCGATGCTGATATAACAGGAGAAGTAAACAATGATGAGTTCAAAAGATTTTCAATATTAATGGGTGTATAAAATGGGAATGACAGAAAAACAATTAGGACAAGCACGACCTGCAGATACAAGTAATGCAACACTTTATACAGTACCTGCAGCAACAAAGATAATTATCACATCGATAAGAGTTTGTAACACAACCGCAAGTGATGCAACTTGTAGAATATTTTTAACTCCTACTGGTGGAACTGCAGACCAATCAACAGCAATATATTATGATTATAATGTTCCTGCAAATAGTACACTTTCTGATGATGGAAAACATATTCTTGATGCTGAAAACGATACTATTGTTATAAGGAGTGGGACAGCAAGTGCGTTAACTTTTACAGCAAGCGGAGTGGAAGTGGTATAAAATGATTGAAAGAAAAATAGATACTGATACAATTATAGTTGGTAGAGAGATTAAAATAAGTGACTTAGAAACTCGTAAAGTAGATTTGGAAGCTAATCAAATAGCAACTCAGGTTGACCGAGATGAATATGATGCTTTAACTGATAATATGAAAGAGAAGCATATGTTGCCCATTGATTTTACAGAAGAGATAGAAGTAGTCACCACAAGAATAACAAAATACAAAGACGCTAAAGTTGGCGAAATAAAAGAACCAATAGAAGTTCCAAAGTTTGAGGCAATTAATAAATGACTATAACTTATGACAACAATTTGAATGTGGCAAGAATGTCTTATCACGATGAATCAGCAGGAACAGATGCATTAAGGACTGCTCCATATGCTACTGCAGACTTCTTTGATGATAATGCTACAGTAGAGGATGCTATATACTTTCACATTTATAGTCCATGTGTCCCTTATCATAATCTTTATCTTAATGTAGGAACTCAATTAGTTGCAGATTCTATTACAGTTGTTTGGGAATATCCAAAGGAAGGAGTATGGACTGCTATTCCAAGTGTTACAGATAATACAAATGGATTTCAAAACGCAGGAGCAAACTCAGTTTTATTTGCAGTGCCTGAAGATATGAGTCATTCATCTAGTTCATTTTATGCAAGTAATTTTCCAACTACAGAAGACGACCTTATGATAAGATGTAGGATTACAGCAGTTACAAATATATCAGAAGGTGGAGCAAATCAAACAACTACACCTTATGTAAGTGACCATACTATAACTGCTACAAGTGAGGCTTCTTTAACAATGACTGATATTTATGATGCAGATGTTGCTGGAAGTTGGGGTGTAGTTACTAAAGCAGGAGTTAATCAATATTTTGTAAATTGTAGTTTGAAATTAAATGCAAGCGATTTAACATCTGTTAAAGAACAAGTAGAATTAGGTTCTGATAAATATAGATGTGGTATTATTACGAACAGTACTTCTTCTGTGACATTTGGAGCTAAGAACTCAGAAGGTTATGGGTATAATGGTTGTGGAGTTAAATATTGGACTAAATATTCAAGAGGAACATCTCTTTATAATCTATCTTTATATGGGAGTGTATTCTGGAAAGACTTAGGAGCCTGGACATCTCCAATTCTTTATGATATTGTAGATATTAGAGATAGTACGCTTGGGGGAGATTATTATTATTTTAGTTCAGGAATAGATGCACCGTCTTATTTTCAGCGCTCGGTTTATGCTTGTTCATATTTTTTCTATTGTTTTACAGGAAATGTTGCGATAGATAAACTTTACTTACCTTATGCAACGGTCAGTTGTGATGGAATATTATTGGGAAGTGGAAATGCTAGAGTAGATAATACACCAATGCTTTCATCAGCCCAAAAAATATATAGGTATTATGGTTGTAATGTATCAATGGTAAATTGTTCATTTTTAAATACAGATTGGACAACAGAAAGTGGACAATTCAGATTAAATAATTCACCA